TCAATAGCTTAGATTAAAAGAAATTTTCTAAACTACTTGTTTCCTCAGTTTTCCATCCTAATGGGGTTATAATTAATTTTAAAGCATCTAAAAACACCTTTTGAAACATAGTTTCATAATCAATATAATCTGTAATATTAAATTCTTTAGGTATAGTTTCTAAGAAAGCAATTACATTTGTAGATTGTAAAGGGTTTGGTGTTTTAAGATGTATAAATTTAATCTTATCGCTTTCTCTTATAAGTTCTATTTTTTTCGTCAGGTTCATTCTATTTACAAAATGATTATGCATTAAAGCACCACGAGTATGCATTGGTGTTGATAATTTGTAGATTTTTACAGGGTCAGCATATTCATTTATACCTTGACACGATCTAGGGAATGCTATTTGCTCAGGTGGTAAGTTAAAAAATTCTGTTTTATAATTATTAATGTAATTAAATAATTCATATTGATTACCATATAATATAATAGGGAGAGCATCTTTAAGTTTTTTTCTTACAACCATAGGTGTGCTTGATTTAACAATCTCTAAACCCATTATTTTAAACTTAGGTGTATCGTAAGAAATACCCTCTTGGTCTAATACTGAAAGAATATATCTTTTCTTCGCAGTCCAGATTGCTCTTTCAGAAATACTCTCTCGTTTCATTATCATTTTATTCTTGGCATTATGACGCTTAGCTAATTCATCATAACATGTATTTATGTAAGGTATGATTTTATCTTGACAAATTTTATCTATAAATGCAACTATTTTAGATTTATCAGGTAAGTCTAAAAATGCTTTCTCTACTATTTTTTCAAAATTTACATATATAGAATCTGTATCAACAGCGATAATATAATCTTTGTTTTCAGTTTTTAAAATTTTATTCACATATTCATTCATTTTATTATGAATCCATTTTATAGCAAGTTGTCCACCTAGTGTAATTGCTTCAGCCATACGTATATCAAAATATCTGAAATGTTCATTACCTATCGCACCATAAGCACTATTCAAAGCAATCTTATAAGCCAATTGTTCTGTATTATATTTTGATATAATTTTTTTAAGATTAGGATCTTTAGTTATTTGATATTGTTTTTCTGCTTCTAGCATTTTCTTTTTAGCAATATCCCTTTCAGCATAAAAAGTATTCATAATGATAGGAAGCATACCCTCAACTTTATTTGTATAAACTGAACCATTTGCAGCAACAGTTTCATCATTTTGAAACTCAGCTGGATTATTTAAATAATGTTCAACTCCTGATTTGTAAGTTTTATTTTGAATTGTTTCTGGTGAAATATTATAGTGCATAATTAAATGTGGGTACAGTGATGTTAAGTCAAAACCAACCACCCATTTATGCATACCTAAGATTGGATCTTTTACAAATGCCCCCTCAAACTGTTGACTTTTACCTGCTGGCTTTTTAGGTGGAATAATAATATTTTTTTGTATAAGATGATTGTGAATAATCATATCCCAAGTTCTTACTTGAGAATAAACGTCAGTAAAATTAACTTTTGCTTTATATGCAAAGGTGACAATTAATTCCAAAAGACGCATTTTATCTTCTAGCTTAGTAATTAATTCAGTATCTCTTATGTTATAATCAACAAACTTATTCCAATTTTTAGTATAAAATTCTTTAAATGAAACATACTCACTGTGGTCTAATTTAGTTATACCTAATTCATCTTGTGCTATATCAACAAGCTTATAAGACTCTTTATTTGTATAAGTATATTTTTTATACAAACTCATATAATCTAGAAGAGATGTCCCTTCAAAATCAATGTATGTTGTTTGTTTATTCCTTACTGAAATTGTTTTAGATGAAATAAAAGACCATGGGCTTAGTTTTTTAGCAGCAGTATCGCCTAGCACTATTTGAATTCTTTTATAAAGATAAACTGTGTCAAACGCACCTACGTTCCAACCAGTAATAATGTCTGGACAATTTTTATGCCACCACTTAATAAAATCATCAAGCATAGCATGCTCATCAGGGAAAGCACGATATTCTACATCTGTACGTTCACCTGTATATTTTTTTAAACCCCATGTAATAATTTTTTTAGTATGAATGTTTTGTACTGAAAGAAGTATAATAGATTCGGTAGGATTGTTTGTATCAGGAAACCCATTTTCAGTTGTAGTTTCTATATCTAGAGAATAAATTCTTATTTTATAATAATCAAAATCTAAACTTGCTTCAGGATATGCTTCATTAATATATTGATGAGTAAATGAAAGCATACCATAAACATCAAAATTAGATATTGTTTTAAATTCATCAAAAAACGTTCTTGCGTGTTTCATAGAGTCAAAATCTACTCTATAACAAGGTTTTCCGTCAAGTGTTTTATAAGGTGTATTACCAGTTCCTTTAGTAATATAACAGTGTGGTTTAAAAGGGATTCTTTCTTGAATACGAGTACCAACATCAGTGACTGCTCGAACGAGCACATCGTTAGCTGTAGTAGAAACGTTAGTATAAAAATTTGTACCTATTTTTGAATTCATTTAGTCTTTCTCGCGAATATATCGCAACCTTTTTATTGAGAATGGTGTGCCACATTTGAAGGCACATAACAAATTTCTTCGCTCTAAGAAGAAGAAGATAAAGGCACACCACTATTTACTGGCGAGGAACTAGTCCTCTCAGTAAATTCCTTAATTAGTTAATTGGTGCTAATTCAGATTTTCTTACTGGACTCTTCCAATTAGAATATTTGAACTCTGTACCATATAAAGCTTCAATCCCAGCAGCAATAATTGCTTTTGTAGGATTGCCAAGTCTGTAGTATGTTTTACCAGCAACTTTATTGCCATAAATCATATTACCCTCTGCTCTTAACGTATCGATCATTGCTCTTGGAGACTCTAGATCAAATCTATCTCTAATTGTCTTCCATGCAACGTTTTCACCTTTTGACAAAAGGTTTAAAACTTTTGTTTTTTTAGATAATGTTGGTCTTCCAACTCTTCCACTTCTTGCTGAAGTTGCTGAATCTTTTTTACCAAACATTCTTTTTAGTATAGTAACCATTTTATATTTACTCCTTTTTATACTATATTGTTTATTTTTACTTTACTCCCTATATTATACTATAAAATTTCTTGGAAGTAAAATGCCTTTAATTATACAATTAAAGATGGTTTTGTTATAATGTCCAACCCAGAGCCAAACAAACGATTATATTCGTTAATTAATGCGTCTATTGGATTTGATGTTGTTAATACCAAATCTGATCTAAAAGTAAATGTTTTATCAGATGAAAATGGAAGAAACGGTGCAAATGCTAATGACATTCTTTTTTCTTCTTTGTCGTTATCACCTGTCATTAAAATAGCAGGTGACTCTACAACAATTTCTTTTTCATCTTCTTTAATTACTTTACCAATCATATGTTGGCCATTTAGTAAAACAAGTATCTTAATTTTTAAATAATTTGAATTCATAAACTATATTATACTATGAAAAAACTTGCATGTAAAGGTTTAAAATATAGGTTCTAATTGATCTTGAAGTATTTCGGATGGGGTTTTAATAGGTGTATTTGGTGTTGGTTTTTCTTTTAGAGGTGTGAACTCTTTAGCACATTTACATTGTTTAAGCAAACAACAAGGGATACCTAAACAACAAATGTGATTTATACATTTCATAATTATCCAATTAAAGTAATAACTGATACTGCTAAAAGCTTTAAAACTAAAGGAACTATTGCGATTATGATTAAGGCTGAAAGTCCTACATATAAAGGCTGATATTCATTAAAATGTTTTTTTATTTTTTTATTTAAAGTCATTTTATTTCTCTTTCTTATAATGAATAATAATTGGTGGGGTGATTAAACCCCACCAACTATTTAAAATAGTAGTATTATTTTACTGCTATTTTTTTTGGCTTTTTATGTTCTGGGATTATTCTTTCAAGAATAACTTTTAACATACCATTTAAATATTGAGCATCTTTTACTTCAATATTATCTGATAATGCAAACGTTCTTTCAAAAGCACGATTTGCTATACCTTTGTATAACTCTACATCTTTTGATTCAGATTCCTTTTCATCAGATTTTGACTCACCTTTGATTATTAGTTTGTCATCTTCTAATGTAATTTCGATATCTGATTTCGCAAAACCAGCTACTGCCACTTCAATAACATATTTGTTATCGTCTACTTTTTTCAAGTTGTATGGTGGGTAGTTTGGTATAAATTTGCCAAATGACTCGTGTATATCATAGAATCTTGATAATTGATCATCGAATCCTATGAAAAACTTATCGAAGTCTTTGAACGCATCGTTAAAAAATGAAGGGAGTTTAGTCATTACTTTACTCCTTTGCTAACAAATGCTACAAACGTTTCGCCTAAGCTTACGAATGATTTTGCTAATGTTTTGCTAAAAGTTTGAGTAGCGTCAATGATTGTATTCATTGGTTCTGCTACCTTTGAGTCTTTGATGAATGTCTCAACAACAGACTTTTGTGCGTTTGACAGAGTGTCAATCGCTTGGTTTATGTGTGCTATCATTATATCCTCCTATGAAAGCAAGGTTATTATTTACTACTAATCTCCCACTATTGGAACGATTAGGGTTGTAATACTCAGTACAACGACTGAATATACTATATTATATAAGTATTATTTTTAAAATTACTAGTACCTATACAACATTATTTATTTAAACTATTGATTTTATTATCTTTTTTTTT